CCCTCACGTAAAACCCGGCGGCGGACTTTGTATACATACTTTGTATCTACCATTCCCTAAATAAACGCCACCAATATCTGTTGTTAAAGAATCACTCTTATTTACAATAAAACAAGTCCCCGGATTAGGAGCAGCAGGACTATTTGTTGATGGTCCAGTACGGGGGTTTGTAACTGGTTGCGATGCAAGAGGTGCTTGAACACAATGCTGGTAGCTCTCAGTTACCGTCCTTGTAGTTTTAGGATAACGAACTCTATTCAGTTTGCGTTTCAGCACAGTCATAATTGATTCCTTGAACGCGGTAAACGAATCGACGCTGCCGTAATAGTTATAACCGTGCCATCTGCAAAAACTGGATCGGTTAAAAGAGCATCGTAAACACCTGAAGCAATCGGCCCCGCTGTACCTTGAATACGATAATCTGAACCTCCGGCTGAAGTAGCTTGATCATCATCCCTGTGATAATATCTATAAAAAGAAGCAGCCAATGCTCCTGAATTATCGGCCTCACCACTCCATGTTTGGCTCGTAGATTTAACAATAGAGCCATCCACGAGTGCTGATTCAAACGTCAAACCATTTGACCCGTTAGGTGCAGCACCATCCGAAGTAAATGTTACCAACGGTACTGCTGAACCTATACCATCATCTGCGTCTGCTGGAATTAACCCTGCATAAAAGGTAAGCGCTAAATTACCACCTACTTCTATAAGTGCCTTAAAACTAGATGATTCCGTAAGTAACGCATCACGAAACGCTGTGGAAATAATCTGATTCTTCATAAAAACTGACCTTTAAGAACTCGTCAATGACAGATGATATTCTGTATCCAGCTTATAATTCTCAGCGAGGTTAATTGGTGCATTCTCATCCCGTGCAGCCGCGAGAATAATACCTGACGTATTAGATTTCGTAGCATTTTGCATAATAGCAAACCCATAAACACTTCCACCGCCCGCCCCGGCAGTAATTCGTGCTGGATTAGCCTCATTGTTTATATTTCCAGACGAAATAGCGCCTGAATCAAACATAGGGCGTGACCCTTGTGTGTAATTCGTAAATTCCGTAGCCCATGATGTAGGTGTCCAAGACGCGCCCGGAGTTACGTTATTTGAAAACGGAACCAAATACCACGTTGTAGTCTGCGGCCCTCCTGTCATAACAACCCCCCAAATATGATTACGTCCCGCAGTAGTCAGCATATTATGTGTAGCAGAGTGTTGAATAAGTTGACCATCAGGCGTCAAAACTTTAGTGACTAGCCAACCACCATCATACGCGCACAAATCAGTCAAATACCTACGACCATCAGGAAGGACTTCATACCGCTTATTACGATAGGCACGTAAAACCTCAGCTAAATGTTTACTCTATCTTGTGCGCCGCTAATAACCTGTTCAAAACTCATATCAATTTACCTCTGGTGGAATTACTCTACTGGACACGCGATCTGATGATCGTGCGTTCGATGATCGACCAATGCTGTCTTTCATAATCGTTAACACTTGATGAATACCGCGATTCTCAACATAGCTCGCAGCAGCTTGTGCGTAGTTCTTACCCCTATGCGAACGTACCGTGACAGGGCGAATATCTCCTGCGGGATAACCCACCATCTGTGTCTCGTTGGTATTCATCCAACATATAAAATGACTACCCGATAATTGTACCGTGCGTGGGTCTTCGGGGAGCAGCACTTCGCGTGGAACCTGTGTTGCTGACCCTTCAATCACACCGCGACGATCAACAACCCTGTATTCCCATTCATGTGGATCAGGGCCAAACAAAAAAACGGCCTCTTGAGGAGTACCTACATATATCCCTTCGGCTACCGGCTCAAACATCGTGATGTAATCCGGCATCTCCAAAAAATTATACGCTGGATTATACAGCCCATAACGCAACGGCTCCGACCACATAATCACATTGTCTTCAGCGATGTATAACCGCCCTCGGTAAGAACGAATGTACCGCCCCGACGGTAACGGTTGCATTGCCAGTGTCTCTAGCACCGCACCCCGTTGACGGTCATGCGTAATCGTATGTGTTGTCGTACCATTAGACACATCTGCCACGGCATACAACACTTCACCATTCGTATCCGTGCAATACACGCGAAACGCAGTAACATCCCCAATAGGAATATCTGTAAGCTCAATACCCCCGCCTTGAGGTACTTTAACTGAAACCGCAGACGAGGCACCAGATTCTTCGCCCGTGCCTGTTATCGCTGTGAGCGTAATCTGATAATGCCCCTCGTGCATCCCACCAGTATCTACGGCTGTAACTCTAGGTAGCGGGGGGGTAGGGACACCTAATTGAGTTAAACCGCTGCTATCTATACGAAACGTGCCAAACGTGTTGGTTAGATAAACTTGTCCTGCGTGGTAACAGAAAGAAGTGAGCGCGTGACCAATCGTACCTAACGATTCAATCCTAACCGTATCCGTCCACAGCAACTCACCGCCATCCATGTAATAAAGACCGGGGACACGAAAATCTGTCCACAAACTGTGTATTTTTGTCGTGGCATCTATAATCTTACGATAACCACGTCGTCGCAAAACACCGCCCTGATCCGAGATGTCTACATTCACTGCATCGCGGACAAACCCTTGTGGCAGTTTAGTTTCCCGCGACCGAGTATCTACACCTTTATCAAAAGTGATAACCGTGGGTTCGTCGGGACGTGCTAGCCTAGACATCAGCGATAAGTCAACCGTGTTCTAAGACGACGATTAGCCACCGAGCGGAGAATCTCTTGGTGCGCTACTGGCACAGGATGGCCTACAAATTCTTCAAACCGTACTCTAAATTGTGAGGATCGGTCGTAATCCGCAACCTCACTGTTATCTTTACGATAGGCAAGATAGCTCGCCCAATCCAGTAAATGATGTCGATAAGCTTCCGGTATCTCAGGATCAACAGACAAACTCAACCGTTGTTCGGGAAAACGAAATATCCGCAAGTCAACATAGTCGATCTCTTCAGGAGACGGATAGAACCGTATCTCCAGTTCTCGCAGATCAATCGCATACCATGCAGGATGCCGCTCGTTCCAGTTACGCAGGCCAAGCTCGTGATGATGATCAAACGGTTTTAATTCAATATTTTTAGAACGTAATCGAACTTCTTCAACCGTGTACGTAGTGTCCGGTAACTCGTAATCGGCTTCACCTGCAAACAATTGTATCTCCGCGTAATCGCGGATAGGACGGCGAGTGCAGAACTCATGCTCCGCACTCGCTAAATAGTCCAATAACTCGACGTTCGACCAGTGGCATAACGAGTCATCCGTTAGCCACTCATTAACGTCTAACGAATTACCACCGGAGTCATCCAGTCGATGACGTAAACGCTTGAGTAAATCAAGTGTCGTCGTTGCCATCTTCCTTCACTCTCGGTGGACGACCACGCCGCTTAGGAACTTCCTCCGTCGAAACGGGCTTAGGCTCAACCGTTTCCGGTTTATCCTCAACCCACACGCCGGGATACTTTAACAACAGTGCCGCAGCACGAGGGTTAATCACCTCATGCACCGGAGTTGTCTTCGTCCAGACCAACCCCGTACCCGCTACGTTATCGCGTTTCTGAGCACGAGGACCAATGTACTTAATACGCATACTCACCTCGGTAAGTGGGGGCTAAGCCCCCACAGTGATTATTCCGTGCCGATGTACTCGTACTCAATGATCACAGCGACTTCGCCTGTAGCCACACCGCCAGACACCGTAGCGTAAGCGACTACATCTTTATCGGTTTCCACGGGTAAACCCGTATACTCACGACTCCCCGCAGTAGCCGTTGCCCCAGCGGTTAGAAACGCCGTAGCTGAACCGCCAGCGGTGCCGTCTTTATATTCCCAACCAAGAGACAGTTGGGTACCGGAACCTAAAGCGGCATTACGTAACGTAACCGAGTGGATAACCGCGCCATAAGGAATGATGGCAAAATACACTTTGTCATCAATCGCCGCCGCAGCTAAAGTACGAGTCTTAATACTCGCGCTATTGTTACCGAAAGTACCGGCAAATACCCGGTCTTTCAGCGTCTTGGGTTTAAATAAATCAGCCATACATCACCTCTTAGGAATCAGCCACAACAACCGTGCGTGGATCGGGAGCGTAGGAGTCAAGCACCATCACGCCGTGGTCAAAATCACGTCCCGCTTTATTACGGAACCGTAGTTTGGAGAATCCGCCCATAGACGAAATCGAGGCTTCCAAGGTGTTGTCATGGTCAGTAACTTCTTCATGCCAAGACATCGCACCACCACCGGGGCCACTACCGTACACTTCAGCCAGTGATTGAGCGCCAAGAATAATGGAACGATCCACCGCGTGTTGGCCAACATAATCATCCGTGCCAAACTGCGTACTACCAATGGTTTTATCCTCAGTAGTGAAATGAGCAGCGTTGGTTGCGGTCTTGACCACATCATCCTGATTGAAACGGATGCAACGCTGCATTTTCTTAACCAAGATACCATTCCATAAGCCCACGTTACCTTTAAACAACGGGTTAGAGCTGCCACGCTCCCGAGCGTGTTGTTGGAAGGTACGCAATGCCGCAGCGCCCGAGCGATTGATCAGGTAATGCCACTGTCGAGGTGATACCAACATCACATACAACGGGTCTTCATCAGCCGCCGGATCGTCAGGGAAACGGATAGGCTGTAGCGGTACATCCTGTTCATCAATAACTGCACGAACCCGATCAATATCTTCAAGACGAAGAATATCAGTAGCATCGAGATCAGACACGTCTTCAGCATCGCCTGCGTAAAAGTGGCGACCATATGTTGGGGCTTGGATGTCATTAACCACAATATCCTGAAACTCAGGGTGATCTTCCAGAGGCAGCACCCAATCGGTAGTAACCTGCGAGCCACGCGCACCGGCAAGATGAGTCATGACAATCTGATCGCGCAGACGAGTGTACCAACCGCTCAAACCAGCACGTCCAACAGTCCGAAGATCATGCACCGTTCTTTGTTGGGTCATCCGGCCACCCGTGTCCACGCCTCCACGCATTTGGTCGATGCGAATGTCCATCGACGAACTGGACAATTTCATCATACGACCCGAGAGCTTACGGTCGCCAGTCACCGGTAAACCTTCTAGGATATTAAACATATCCACCGAGACGATATGGCCCTTCTGTTTCCGCAAGTCCATCACCCGAATAATCGGATACTCTGGAGACGTTTGCATCTTGCCGAGCTTACTGCTGGCGGATGCCATCGTCGGTGCGGGACCCGTCAGCCGTCCAGTAAAACTCGGCTTCTGAGTGACCTCGAAAAATACCGCTGCTCCAAAGACTTTCTTGGCAAGCGGATGACCAATAGGAATGCTAGTTTGAGCCATAACTCACTACCTCTTTATGTGAAATTAGAGAGATAGGCTTGCAACTTGGCCGGGTCGTTACTGAGTTTGTGCATTCGGTCATACATCTGCGTCAAATCCATATTACTGGCTTCTGCAAACACATCACCTTCAAGCTCAGGAGCTTGCCCTCCCCTAATATCGCTCATAGTCGTAGGGGTTTTAGTNGCAGCCTTCTTCACTTTCTCTTCAGCCTGCGCCCGAACTTCATCGGGTGATACGGCTTCGGAAACTGGTTTTACCTGCTTCGCATGAGGAGATTCCCCGTACAAAGCCTGTACCTTGGCGGGTAACGCCTGCATACGCTCGGGCCACGAAAGCTTAGCGTATTGCGGGTCATTATCGATCAAAAACTGGTTGGTACTCACCGCCTTATTATACCAATCAGTTGACGAGTCGGCTTGCCAAGCCGCCATAATCGGCGAGTTATCTATCGCCTCTTGAATCTGTGTTTCTTCCGAACGCGCTTTCGTCGTTTGGTCTTGTTGCTGATAGTTTCGTACATCAGCCAACGCTTTGTCCTGCAACTCTACCCGTTGTTGGAGCTTATAATTTGTGAGGGCCATCTCGGCCATCTCATCGCCCCAACGCTCACGTAGATCATTAATCTTGTTCTGCACATCCGCAGGAATCTCGTCCTCTTTCGGTGCTTCTGGCTCAGGTTGTTGTGCCTGAGTCTGCGTCTGTGCTTGAACTGTCTGTTCTTTAAGCGACTTTAATTCTTNCTGAAGCGTTCGATTCTGCTCCCGAATATCTTTCAATACCGAGAACGGAATTGTATGCTTATTATCCGCAGCTAGAACAACAGGTTCTGGTTCTGGTTCCGTACCTTCATCTGCCGGTTTTTCCGTCTCTGCTTCTTCAGAAGTTTCTTCTTTTGTCTCTGTTTCTGCTTGATCAGATTGATCAGTTCCTTCCTTGGGGGTCTCAGCATCCTCGTCCTCTTCCTCCGTATCATTGAATTGAGCAGCGTTATACCCGGCGACATCGTTCGTTGTCGCTTCGTTTGCGATCTCTAACAGCTTGTCCTGATCATCAGGCCAAGTCGATGGGTCGTTAATATCAAACATCGTGTTTTGCCTCTATCGCTAAGCATTGCGTGGTGCTCAGATTTTTGCCTCTAAGCTTGGCGTTCATTTCTTCTTCGCCCTCTGCGCTGGCATCTTCAACTTCTTGTCTTCCAGCGCCATCTTGTCTTCGTGCTGCATCATCCGTTCAGCCGAGTCCAGCATCGCACGGTCTTGATCCAGCGCTAAGCGGCCTTGATCTATCACTTGGCGATTACCCGCTGACATCGCATCGGATCGCAACTTCATCGCACTGGCCTTATCCTTCTCAGCCTGTGCGATCATACCCTCTAACTCCTGCTGCGCCTTAGCCATCTCTAACTCGCGCATCATCTCTTCTTCCTCAGCTTCTTTCTGCCGTTGTTCGGCTTCTTCGGGAGTCTTCGGGTCAGACTGCTCGACACCAGTAAAACGAGCAATACGGTCAGCCAACTCTTCGCGATTCGGAATATCCGCATTGCGAATCACTTGATCGGCCACCAGTGCTTGTAACTCAGGCGGCAAGGACTTAGTTAATTCGGTCAGTTCTTGGAACACCATCGCACGGTAACTTGGTGTATCCGGCACTTCCGACACACCGACACGCATCTTGAGTCGGGCAGGAGAATTGTTCAGGATCGTTGTATCCACATGAGGATCATAGCTTTCCTCATTCAGAACCATCTGATGCGTATCACCACGGAACGTCACCGTTACCGGCGTGGGTTTATCACCAATATCTGTTATAACCAGTGCCAATAATTTTTCACCAGCGGAAATCTTAGCCTGTGTGTAATTATCATTGATCTCAGCCAGGGTCGTTGAGCCTTGCTCAATCAATGACGTAACCGCTGAGCCAGAACGTAACTGACCCGTTTCAGTGCCGAGCATCGGGTTACTGATCCCTGCTGAGTCCTTGATCGTCTGAGTCGCATCGGCCAGCACGTTGAATTGCTGCTGTGATAGATCAAAATCACTTATAATACGCAGTGCATCAGCATTACGATTAGTACGCCGAGGGTTCATCAAAATCAACGAATCAGGACGACTGGCTTCCTCAACAACATCAGCCCACGGCATATCCGCAGCATCCGAGTCCGCAATCACTTGTTTCGCGCTCAGTAGCCACATCATCTTACTCAAACGTGCGTTGACCTCATCCTGCGGACTCATCATCCGGCGAATCAGGCCATACGGCATACCCGTAGCGTCTTCACGTAAACCCCATATAGGTGTGTAAGGAAAATCATTGTGGGGGTAAGGACTGGCAGTATCATTTAATTGAATTGGACCACACCACCAACTCAACCGCATACGAGGAAACACAGCCGGTTGCGGTTGCACCAACCCCATAGCTACCGCTTGGACTTGGGCCATGTTCTGTGGATCGTATTCAATCGTGCGTTCGTCTTCAAACTTCAGCACCGTGCCACGTACCCACCTGCGATACCACACCTCATATAAGGCGTAACGTCTACGCTCAGCATCGAACCATTCACCACGGTCTACACCTGAATTTGACAGGGCATCGAGGATATTAACCGTGTCGGTAGAGTGGGGTAGGGAGGCATTAAACGATAGCCAATCGGGGTGTGCGTTTAGTTGTCCTAATAACGCTTTAGTCTTTTCAGGGAAGTAAGCCGTCAATAAGTCCTCATCAACCCACCGCCGTCTCACCACATACCGTGCATCGCTAAGATCATTCTCACGAGAGCGCCAATCCCACCACAGTTCATTACGGTGAACATTACGAACACGGTATCGAGGTCTGAAAGGGTCAGATTCCCAAGAAACTTCAATCCACCCCAACCCGGTCTTAACCGCTTCGGCATACGCATTAGAACAAGCGGTATCAAACTTAGAAGAACGCTCCGCACCTTTGAGACGAACCTGCATGGCTTCTACCGCCTCAGCTTCTTCGTCATTATCCGCAGAGAGTTTTAAATCTTGTCGATTTTTCGCTTCCATACCAAGCACTAAATCTATGGCTGGAGCGATTAAATTTCTAAACAATGGAGCTTGGCCGCGCTCTTCCATCTCCATTTTCTCAGCAGCAGTCAGTTGTAAACAGTCGTAATACGCAGCCGCCTTCACTGCCTCTTGACGCCAAGCAGGTTCATTGCGCATATCGCTGAGTATTTTTACTAATTCTTCCTGCTTTAATCTAGGCACTACCGCCCTCAAAATCTGAGTATTTCAGGAGATTATACACGGATTACGAAAAAGAAATCAATAGGTTCTCCACGACCTGGACTGTCTCATCGCAATTAATCTTGAAAATTGTCTCGATGTACTGTCTATACGTACCGTGCGTACAGGTTCTGCAAACGTGAGACTGAACGCATCCGCAATATCAGGAGAGAAACCTAGACGTGATTTAATATCTTTCTTCCGTTCTAATTCAATCTGACCCTTATCATTCAGTCCGTACTCAGGGCCAATAAGTTCCTGTTTAAACTGTTCATCTTTAGGAATCTGGACATCACCATCCAACCAATCCCTCATACGTCCCCAACATTCCGCTCGTTTGTTTCTGTACTTCAACTCTTCCTCAGCACGAGTACCAAACTGAACATCGACAACAGAGTAATTCAACTGCATTAGACGATCTACGACACCTGCGCCTAAGCCGTTACCATCGACAAACGTAGTATCAGGTTGCCAATCATCAATCGCTCTGGCTACTTTGTCAGCCACCTTCATAGTGTCTAACCCATAGTAAACTTCGGGTTTATGTAGAAAATTACTCTCACGCATTATGATCACAGAAGCGTCATCACCGAAGCGAGCAACGTCACAGCCGAGAACTTTAATCGTTGCATCATCTCTAATCACCTCATTCCTTTGTGCTCTTGCTACGACCTCAGAGGAGATAAACT